AATATGGATTAGTTTCTGAAACTGATATAGAAGTGAAATTTCATTTTGAAACGGTTTCATAACTATATCCGCTAACGGCGTATGCTACACGATGGCTGGGAAAAGCACACACCAGTCTTTCGAATAATGACTAATTATAAAAGTGCAAAACAAACTTTAAATTTAACCAAATACCCAGCTATTGTGTAACATATGTTACCAGTAGTGTTTTTTAAACTCAATATTATGATAGCAACTATTTCACTTTACGAACCGAAAGAAGATAGATTAAAAACAGTAACAAAAAGAGGCACTAAAAAAAGATTTAAATATGTTGTTGAAATTGGTCCGTTTGTTTTTATAAAACCGTCCGAAGAATCAGCTTGTAACTTTTTAGCGAAAAAGGGATTTGTACATAGTAGTGATTTTACTCATTATTATCATAAATATAAATCAGATGACCAATTGAATTTAGAACTAAATTACGTTAAGCAGTAACATTACTGGTAACTCCTATATGTATTCCATCACTTAAACCACCAACAAAATAAACACTTTACGCCATGAACATTCGAAAATACATAGATGACTATTCGAGAGATATACAGCTAGTTTATAACTCCGAAGCAACAAAAGAAAACTATAAAAGCCAAGTTTGGCGCTTTCTGAATCACTTCAAAGATGAAGTTGAACCAAAAGCAATACCAAACGAAAAAATTAAAGACTGGTTACTCGAAGCAAAAACAATAAATTCAAGAAAACACAGACTTTGTGCAATCAATTCCTTCTACAAAATTACAGTAGGAATGCCTTCAAAGATTCAAAAAATACCCTATCCAAAAAGCGAAAAAAAGCTGCCAATAGTTTTAAGCCAGGATGAAGTACAAAAAATGTTTGATGTGTGCGAAAATCTAAAACACAAAGTAATACTAACACTATTGTATTCTTGCGGTTTACGTGTTTCGGAGTTAATCAATTTGCAGTGGTCCAACATCGATAGAAGCAGAATGATTATCAACATCCTAAACGGAAAAGGCAAAAAAGATAGACAGGTAATGCTTCCGGAAGTAGTAATTCCATTGTTAGAAAAATATTGGCACCAGTACAAAACGAAAACCTACATTTTAGGCGGTCAATTTTCAGATAAATACAGCGCTAAAAGTGTTTCCGAAGTACTAAAACAACTAGCAAAAAAAGCAAAAATTAATAAAAGAGTTTGGACACATCAAATGCGACACAATTGCTTTACACACATGGTAGAAAATGGAACCGATATTAACCTGATTCAAAAGTTAGCCGGCCACAATTCAGTAAAAACGACCATGATGTACGTTCAAATTTCAGATAGTTTAATCAGTAAAATCAATTCACCAATAAATAACATTAGGTTATGAACTCAAACAACAAAAAATCCGCAGTACAATCACACAAAATAGCTGCTTTGTGTTATTTACTAGTCGAAGCTTTAGAAGATGTCGGCGCTAATGCAACAACCGCATTAGAAATCAAAACCGAAGCACAAAGTTTAGGTACAAAGTGCCAAAACGTTTTAGAAGAGCTATTCCAGGTAAAGCAAGTCAAAGGCAGCACCTATTTAACCGACTTATGCAATAAAGTAGATACGGTTATCCGTAAAAATTACCAACAAATAACTGAGTAATTATGAAAGTAATTCATAAAATTTTAGCAAAAAAAGGTAATTTATTAATCGATTTTATATTGGTTAATTTTAAAGAAAACGAGTGTACTAATGTTTTAGTTGATGTTGAAAATTCACGTTTTGATAAAAATCAGTTTATTGGTGTTTGGAATGTTACGCATCATAGATTTAAAGGTATAAAAGAGTTTAGAGAATTTCAATGTAAATTTTGTAATAACATAATTATTTCTACTAAAGCATTGAACTGTTGTGATAAATGTAAATCAAATTAACTTCCCATGAAACCAACTAAAAAACAACTACAATCCGTTCCGTTTCAGTACGCCAAAAGTGTACAAAGTGGTAAGTTGGTTACAGGTCAACTAATCAAAGATGCAGTACAACGCTTTTATACCTGGATAGAAAACGCCGAAAACGATGGTTTCACCTTGGACCACGAATCAGGAATGCGTGCTATCAACTTTTTTCCTACCTTTTTGAATCACACAAAAGGAAAAATGCAAGGAAAACCATTCGTTTTAGCACCGTTTCAGGCTTTTACTATGTACAACATCTTCGGGTGGAAAGATGCTAAAGGAAACCGCCGTATCAATACCGTTTACGATAAACGCGCAAAGAAAAACGGAAAATCCGCAGAAATGGCTGGATTGGGTTTGTACTGCATGTCCTTCGATATGGAAATGGAAGCCGAAATCTACATTGGAGCCACAAAAGAAGATCAGGCTAAAATTTGTTGGGATCAAGCCGCTTCTTTTATCAATTCACCAGTAGCAAATAAAGCTTTAGAAAAAATGGGTTTTTATGTTCAACAAAGGAAAATTGGATTTAAAAAAACAAATTCTAAAATGCAGCCATTGGGTGGTGATTCCAAAACGCAAGATGGAATCAATGCGCACATCGCAATTATCGATGAATACCATGCGCACAAAGATGATGGTGTGAAAGAAAATTTAGAATCTTCATCGGTACAAAGAAGGCAACCAATAACCTATCACATCACTACAGCCGGAACCAATATTGCATCGGTTTGTAAAAACTATGAAGATTCGGTTATCGAAGTATTAAAAGGCAGAAAAATAGATCATCACCTTTGGATTATGATTCACGACCTGGATGAAGAGGATGATTGGGAAGATGAAAAAAATTGGGTAAAAGCAAATCCATTGCTAGGAAACGGATTAGATATTGATAATTTACAAAAAGAATTTATCAAAGCTAAAAACCAACCTTCAAAAATTCCAAATTTTAAAACTAAGCATTTGAATATGTGGGTGGATGCACCGCAAATTTGGATTCCAAACGAAATATGGAAACGTAATAAAGTAGATATTATTCCGTTAGGTAATTTCAGTAAGTTTGGAAGTTATGCTGCATTAGATTTATCAACTACTACAGATATTACAGCTTTTGTAGCGGTTTCCGAACCCGATGATGATGATTTTCGTTATATAAGACCGTTTTTCTTTTGCCCTGAAGATACGATTGAACGAAGAAGTAAAGAAGATAGAGTTCCATACAGATATTGGCGTGATGCTGGATTCTTAATCGCTACACCAGGTGAAGTAGTAGATTATGCAATTGTTGAAGATGTAATCCAACAACAATTTCCAAAACTAAACATCATTCGTTTAGAAGTGGACCGCTGGAATGCTACATCTGTAGTTACAAATCTTATGGAAGCAGGTGTCGAAGTTTCTTACTTCAATCAGTCAATCGCAAATATGAGTTTTCCTACTAAGACTTTTGAAAAATTAGTATTCGAAGGTAAATTAAAACACGATGGAAATCCAATTTTAGAATGGATGCTTTCTGGATGTGTAGTAATTGCCGATGCGAATGAAAATATTAAAGTACATAAAGGTAATTCTAATAAACACGGTAAACGTGTAGATGGAATTATCGCAACTATTATGGCTTTGGGCGGTTCGATGTCGCCAAAAGAAGAAGTTTCAAAATATAGTAAACCCACAGATGATATTTACATATGACAGCACTAGAACAACATTTAGAAGCCCTAATTCAAAAGTTGAAAGAAGAAAACGTAATTATTTGTAAAATTGCTACATCGGCCGGATTTTACCAATACTATTTCGAACAGCTAAAGCATTATAAAACAGAAGTCGACTGTTTTAATTTCGTCAATGATCTGTATTTTAAATATTTTGGCGAATACAAGTATTCCAGTTACAATAGTTTCCGAAAATTAAAAAACAAACACCTAAAGAAATGAGAAAATATATAATTTCAATAAGTATTTTAGTAGCAATGATTGCGCTGCTATTTGCAACTTCATTACTACTCGATTTACAATTTATACAGGAACAAATCGTGCGACAAATCGTAGTGTATGTTTTAATGGTCCTTATAGTATTAATCAGTTTTAAAATCGATAAAGAAATATCATGAAAGCAAACGAATTAAGAGTAGGAAATTATGTAAATGCTAAAAATTTCCATATAAAAGATATAGAAGAAATAAGTCAGGTAAAATGTGATTGGATTCGTTATAGTTCATTACTTGAACCAATACCACTAACAGAAGAATGGCTTTTGAAGTTTGGATTTGAAACAAGAAAGGAAAGTGATAATTTTTATTATTTTGGTTTTGGTGAAAATCCTATTACAAAGGATTGGATGTTGTGTTTAAAATATTTTAAAGATGAAAATAAATTTTTCTTTATGAATGGTTTTCATATAATTAAATACGTTCACCAACTTCAAAACCTTTATTTCGCTTTAACTGGTGAAGAATTACAAATAAAAAAATGAAACCGCTAGTTTATCCTTTTACTTATAAAGAGTGGTTAGCGCATCCTTCTACAAAACCAAAATTAAAATGGTGTAAAAAAATGGGTAAAATCTTAGATAAAATGCGAGAATCAAAACAATTAAAATTAAACCTATAAAATGAATCCAAACTTAAAAGCCAAAACCTTAAAAATGGCAATTACATCCTTACCGGAACCAAAATCTTATCCAGTAAACATAATTACAATTGCAGTGGGTGAATTCCGTTTAAAATTCGAAAAAATAGAAAACGAATGGTATTTTAAACCTTAAATTAAAAAAAGGAACAAAGTTACACACTTAAAACACTAAACGCCTATAATTTAGCACATATAAAAGCTAAGTTATGGGCGTTTTAAGTGATATTATTTCTACAAAAAGAGCAGCAGAAACAACACAAGTAAGTGGTGGTATTGGTGGTATTTTTGATTTATCAGGTTGGTTAAGTGGTGGTAGTACTACTACTATGGCTACACCTAAAACAGCACTTACTATAGCGGCTTTTTATAATGGAGTGGAGCAAATCAGTAACGATATTGCAAAGCTTCCTAAAGCTGTTTTTGTTAAAGAAGGTGATTCTAGAAATAAGGATACCGAAAACCCTATAAACTACCTTTTAAATACAGCACCAAACGATTTAATGACTGCTTTTGATTTTTGGAAAATCATAGTTATTTCGGCAATTATTAAAGGTGATGGTTTTGCTGAAATCAAAAGAAATTCGCAAAGCGGAATCGAGGAATCATACAATTACCTGGATTATGATGATGTAAGAGTTTTTAAACAGGGTGATAAATTGTTTTACACCTTTAAAGGGCGCACAATCACTTCTGAAAACATGCTGCACATCAAATACTTTTCGTTTGATGGCTTGCGTGGTATTTCGTTAATTAAGTTTGCTGCTAAGCAATTAGGAATCACTTTAGATGCACAAAACTACGGTGCCGAAGTATACAAAGACAAAGGTATAGGTTACGGTGTTTTAGAAACGGATAAATCTGTTGATCCATCTAATAAAAAAGCAATTGAAGCTGGATTTTCTAATAAAATGACTTCGGGAGCAAAGTATAAAACGGCTTTATTGGATGAAGGATTTAAGTATAAATCCATCACAATTACACCAGCTGAAGCACAATTCTTAGAAACCAATAAAAACGGTGTTTTAGAAATTTGCCGTTGGTTGAATATCAATCCGCACAAAATTAAAGATTTCTCTTCAGGAACCTACGCAAACGTCTACCAACAATCAATCGAACACACGCAAGATTCAATCATGCCGTGGGCCATTCGTATTGAGCAAGAAATCGACCGAAAATCATTCGTTAAAGATTCAAATAAGTATTTCAAAATAAACATCAATGCTTTATTACGTGGTGATCTAGAATCAAAACGTAATTATTATACCGCAATGATTTATGCCGGAATCATGACACGAAATGAAGTGCGTGCATTAGAAGAAATGAATCCAATTGATGGATTAGATGAAATATTACAACCTGTAAACATGCAGGCATTATCAATAGCAATGGAATTACAAAAGAATAATGAAAATGGAAATTCAAGTAAATAAAACAGTGATTCGTGAAGCCGTAATTCGTGCTTTATCAGATGAAAATATTAAAAATCGTGAAGCAGAATTCGTGATTTCTACTGAAGCAGTAGACACTTATGGAACGGTTTTCAAAATGAGTGGTTGGGATTTAAAACGATATGAAGCTAATCCAGTAGTTTTTTATGCACATCGTTCTTATTCTGAAAATCCTGATCTGTTAATTGGAACTTCTAGTGTATTTGTAGAAGGGGAACAATTAATTGGAAAGGTACGTTTTGAAGAAGCAGAAACCAATCCATTAGCAGAAAAGATTTGGAAAAAAGTACAAGCGGGAACACTTCGCATGGCTTCTATCGGTGCTAATCCAAAACGTGGCCATTGGGGTGATGAAAAGCTGGGTGAAGATAAAGATGTAATTTATTTTGATGAACAAGAATTATTAGAATGGTCCATTGTTCCTATTGGTTCTAATCCTGATGCCTTAAAACGCGAAGCACAAACTATTGAAGAAATCCGTGCTGAAATGATTAAGGATATTCCGGTTACACAACCTGAAACAGTTTCTTATCACAAAAGAAACATCCGCGAAAAAGAGTTTGAATTGTTGAATAATAATAAATAAATCCGGTTACAATGAAAAAAAGTGATGCTTTAAAGCAACAACGTCATGCTGCAAACGAATTGCAGTTAGCGTTAATTAACAAAGCAAAGGCTGAAAACAGAGATTTCACCGATGCTGAAACACAGGAATTTGATACCAGAAAAGCTGAAATGGATGCTTTAGATGGTCAAATCAATAGAGCTTTAGAAATTGAAGCTGTAGAACAAAGAGCAGCTATGGCTAGCGCTTCTGTTGTTCCTGGTGGTGATGGTGAGCAAAAAGAAAAAGATGCTATGCAAAAGCGTTTTTCTATTGCTAAAGCCTTAAGAGAGGCAAATCCTAGAATGGAAGGTAAACTTTCAGGTTTAGAAAAAGAAATTCATGAAATTGGTGTTGCAGAAAGTAGAGCAGCTGGTGTAGAAACTCCTACTGATACAGTTTTCTCTTTACCTATTTCTATGTTACGTGCTTCTCAACAAACAGTAACACAAGATTCAGGTAGTTATGGTGGTGCATTAGTGCAAAATCAAGCACCTAGAATGGTGGAGCCTTTAAGACCTCGTTTGGTTTTTGAAGATTTAGGAGCAACTTTCTTAACTGGTTTAACTGGTGGAAATATTCCTTTAGTAGTGGGTAACGATTTTGCAATGGAATTCCTTGCAGAAGGTGCGGCAATTACGCCACAAAAGAAAACGTATGCTGGACCAACATTGGCACCTAAGCGTGCAGGTGGTGCAGTAGATGTATCAAATCAATTATTGTTACAATCATCTTTAGATGTTGAAGCAATGATTATGAATGGTTTAATCAACGGATTCCGTCAAGTATTACATTCTGCATGTATCAATGGTGGTGGTGGTGTAGCGCCTACAGGATTATTATCTGTTGCAAATGTTAATGTTTCAACACAAGCTTCTGCTGCTGCTGCAACTTGGGCTTCTGTAGTTGAATTACAAGCATTAATCGAAGAGGATAATGCTACTGAGCAATCTTTAGGATATTTATTACATCCTAAATTGAAAGCAGCGTTAAAACAAATCAAAAAAGATGCTGGATCAGGTCGCTTCTTGTATGAAGAAGGTTTGATTGATGGTGTTAAAGCTATCGCTTCTTCTTTGGTTCCTGTTTTAGATGCTTCAGGAACGGATGTTTATCCATTAATCTATGGTGATTTCTCGCAAATGACTATCGGTCAATGGGGTGCAATCAATGTAAGTATCAATCCTTATTCTGCTGATTTATCAAATTCAGTTCGTTTAGTGTTGAATACACATGCTGATATGCAAATTGCTAATCCTAAAGCATTTGCTAAAAACGCATTGTTAACTGCTTAATTAGTTTAAAATGAGTGCGAGTGCAAATAAAAACAAAGCTGCTGAAGCAGCAGCTTTGTTAAAAAAACAAATAGATGAAAATCAAGTTGTTTTAAAAGTAAAAGAAGAGTTATTGGCAGCTTTGCCTGAAACAGCTTCTGAAGAAGAAAAAGCTAAAATTATTACCGAAATTGAAGAGGTTAAAGCTGTTTTAGATTCTTTATCAGGATCTAAAAAGAGTTCAAAAAAGGTTAAAGTAGAAGCTTTGGTAAATCTTTCAGGAACTTACAAACTAGCATGGAGTGCTGGTCAAGTTTTTGAAATTGATGAAAAGCAAGCTAATGAATTAGTTGAAGATAGAGCAGTAAAGTTCGTTAAAAAATAAATTCTAAAAAATAGAACACATGAAAAAATTATTTTCCTTATTGTTAATTTTTTCAATTTGTATGACTGCTTTGGCTGGTCCTACAATTGAAATCAAAGAAAAAAAAGAAAGCGTTATGATAACAGACATTCAAATAACAGCAGGAACTACTACTACAGTAGTAATATTAGCAAAAGCTAAAAAACACCTTAGAGTAGATGCCGATTTTACAGATGAAGATGATTTAATCCAGGATTATATCGATGCAGCTGTAACGCAAGCCGAAAACTACATTGGTGGACATATTACGGATAAAAACATCGTAATTAAAATGACTGGCTTTGATGATCCGTTGGTGTTTGAAGCGTTTCCGATAAAAGCGGTTACATCTGTTAAATATTTTGAACAAGGTACTGAAGCCGAACAAACGATGGATGCAGCAAACTACAATTTAACTGCTGAAACCAGTAAGCGATATGCTATTCGTTTTAAAAGTGATTTGCCCACAGTTCAAGATAGATTCGATGCAGTTACTGTTACTATTAACGTAGGAATGACAACGATCGATAAACCTATTGCGCAAGCCGTGTTATTAATGGTTGCTGATATGTACGAACGAAAAGAAGATAGAGCAGAAGTCTTGTCGACTGCTGGAATGTCTTTGCTAAGATCATATAAAAAATTCTAGTCATGGAGAATCCTTTCATAGGGCAAATGGACCGTAAAATTGAAGTTATTGAGTTGGTGAAAGTGACTACTTCTACAGGAAGTGTAACAACTACTGAAGAAGTAATTGCGAATCCTTTTGCCTTCATGAAAGAAATATCCGGTGATGAAGAAGCTGAAGGTAAAATTCGACATTTAGTGAATCGTACCTATACAATTCGCTACAATGCCGAAATCAAAGCAAAAAGCAATCAATTAAAGGTAAAAGATGCAAATGAAACTTTCGAAGTAATTCATGTAAAAGAATTAGGTAGAAAAAAGCATTTGCAATTAATGGTTAAAATGTATGTATAATGCCAAAGCCTATAGTAGAAATAACCGGTTTTTCCGATTTGGAAAAAAAAATCAAAGCTTTATCAAATGATAAGGATAAAAAGAGGGAAGTTATCGGTATTCTTAAACAGGTTGCAGGTAGTACGGTTAAAGCGGCAAAGCAAACGGCTCCAATTTCTAAAAAGAAACACACGGCACGTGGGCGAGTAATACAACCAGGAAACCTAAAAAAATCGATCGGTACTATCGTAGGCCGAAAAGGTAATGCAAAAGATAACCCTACAGTGTATGTAGGACCTAGAGCAAAAGGTAAACAAGATGGTTGGTACGGACATTTTGTAGAATATGGATTCAATGTGTACAACAAAGGATTCAAGCGTAAACGAAAAGCAGGTGCTAACAATGGTGCGGCAATTCGTAGAACAAAAGCAAACCCTTTTATGAAAAACGCTTACGAACAAACAAAAGGTGCGGTTACACAAGATGCCGAAAATAAAGTAGCGCGTTACATACAACGTAGAATCGATAAATTAAGTAGATAATGTTTCAGTTTTCAGAGTTAATATTCAGTTTTTTTACTTCTAACAGTGCTTTTACTACTGTAATGGCACAACGAATGTACCCGGTTATTGCGCCTGAATATGTGCAGTTTCCTTTTGCAACCTACAGTTTAGAAAGTCAAGAAGGTGAAAGCAAAGATGCTGATCTATTTAGAGCTACTTTGTTTTTTTGGTTCCAGGAAAATCAATACAATGAAGCCTTGCAATTCACTGATCAAATGATTGAATTAGTAAAAGCTTCACAAAATTTAGATTTCGAATCTTCTTCGTTGCAATACTTAGAAGAAAACAATTCCTATGCAGGAGTAATTAACTTTATAAAATTATAAAATTATGGCAGTTGGTCAAGCATATAAAGGCAAGAACCTTCGAATTAGTGTAGATGGTGAAACTATCTTTCACGCAACAGAATGTTCTTTTAATTCTTCTATGGCTTTAGAAGAAATTGCTACAAAAGATACCGATGGTAACTTAGTAGTATCAGGGAATTACACTTGGGGTGTAGCAACAAACATGTTAGTGGCTGATAAAGCAGCATTATCTACGCAAGAAGATTTTGTTTCTTTATTAAACAAACACAAAGCAGGAACACAAGTAGCAATCGAATTCACTACAGGTACAACTGGTGATTTAATTATCTCAGGTAATGCTTATATCGAATCGATTAACTTTACAGCTCCTACAACTGGTTTTGCAACGGGTGATGCAACCTTTAAAGGAAGTGGTGATTATACAGTAGGAACCGTTCCGGCTTAGTATGAAAATCACATTAAATAATAAAAGCTACAGCCTGAAATTCGGGCTGGGCTTTTTTAGAGAATTAGGGCGTGTGTATGGTGATGCTACTTTGAATCAAACCTTAGCGCGTTTAACCGTGTTGGATGGTATCAAAGAAGATATTCCGTATGAATTTATGGATTTGGTGGAAAACTTAATTATAGCAGCTGCAAACAATGCAGGAAATATAATCGAAGAGGATGCTAAAGAAATTGATTCTATTATTGATGTAGTGTTTCAAGATGTTACTTTACTGCAACAAATTTTAGCTGGAATTGTAGAATCCATGCCAAAACAAAACGCCGACCAGGGAAAGCAGATAGCGCCGATAAAGAAGAGCGCAAAGAATTAACCTGGGATGAACTGGAAAGCATTGCTTTAGGTGAAATAGGATTACAAGTAGGCTACTTTTATTCCTTAACCTATAGGCAATTTGCCAACACATTAGAAGGGTATCGCCGAAAAGAAGATGGCTTATCTAAAGAAAGATTAATTATTATGCGTAAACTGTCTTATGCTAGTTTGTTACCGCACTTGAAAGATAAAGTTTCAGAGCATGATTACATGCCATTCCCATGGGAAGATGAAATTATAGCGATTCAAACCGAAAAAACAAATGAAGAATTAGCAAGTGATTTGCAACAAGTAAAAGACTACTGGGCGCGTATAGATGAATTGAGGGGTAAAAAACCCGAATGTTAAAAATTGTTTTTCAGGTTTTGAATATTTTTTTTGGTTGAATTGGAAAAAGCTTTTGTGTAATGCAAAAGCTTTTTTTTATTAAAAAACGGAACAAAGTTACACAATCAAATAAAGCGGTAAAACTACTTTAGCTATACTAAAAAAATAAGCAATGGCTGGTAGTTTAGCAAGTATTAACATTAAGTTTAGCGCTGATTTAAAGCAGTTTAGCAGTGAAATGCAAACCGCAATGCGCGATATTTCTAAACTTGGTGATAATTTTGGGGCTGTTGGGCGTGGTTTAACAGTTGGGTTAACAACACCTATTTTAGGTTTGGGTGGATTAGCGGTTAAAACGGCTGCTGATTTTGAAACCCTACGTACTTCTTTACTTTCTTCTTTTCAAGGAAATCAAGCCGCTGCTGATAGTGCTTTCAAAACCATTGAAAAATTTGCTACTTCATCACCTTACCAGGTAGAAGAAGTATTGAACGCATTTATAAAACTTAAAAATTTAGGATTAGATCCATCTGAAGAAGCTTTAGAATCGTATGGAAATACGGCTTCGGCTATGGGTAAAGATTTAAACCAAATGATTGAAGCGGTTGCTGATGCTACAACTGGTGAGTTTGAGCGCTTAAAAGAATTTGGAATCAAATCAAAATCTGAAGGTGATAAGGTTTCTTTTACGTTTCAAGGTATTACTAAAACGGTTGGTAAAAATGCAAATGAAATTCAAGACTACTTATTAAGTATTGGAAATGTAAATTTTGCAGGTGCCATGGATAGACAATCTGAAACCTTTAAAGGTAGATTATCATCTTTGCAAGATACATTCGCTTCTTTTGGTGATTCTATTGGAACCATTATTTTAGAATTTATGTCGCCAATGATTGATTCTTTACAAGAATTGGCAGAATATTTTAAAAAACTATCACCTGAAACACAAAAAACTATTGTAGTTATCGCTGGGTTAGCGGCTGCTATTGGTCCTTTGTTGTTAGCGGTTGGTGGTTTAATGCAATTGGTTCCTGTAGTTGTAGCGGGTTTTGCTGCAATAAAAGGTGCTTTTACTGCGCTTACAGCAACTTTAGCAGCGAATCCATTTGGTGCTATTGCGGTTGCATTGGGTGCGATTGTTTCTGTTGGAATTATAGCTACTTCACGTTTTACAGAGCTTACTAATGCTACTGAAGAGTATGCTAAAATGACTAATGCGGCATCACAATCAATTGCAAAAGAAAAAGCTGAATTAGAAAAAAACCTTGCAATTGCTAAAAACGAAAAAATTAGTAAAGAAGATCGTAAAAAAGCAATTGCGAACCTAAATGCAATTTCTCCTGTATATTTAGGTAATCTTACTTTAGAAACTATAAATACAAAAGCAGCTACTGAAGCTGTAGAAAAATACAATGTCGCTTTGCTTACAAAAGCAAAAGTAATGGCAGCGCAAGAAAAATTAGTTGAAGTTCAAAAGAAATTATTGGACTTACAAATGGGGCAGTTAGATGCTGTTAAGCCTTCGGTTTGGCAAAATCTTTCTAATGCGTTTTTATCGGGTGGTAACTCGGCAATTATGGCTTCAAATAGTATTAAAATTTTAGCAGAGAATTTAAACACCGAAAATACAGAATTAACAAAGCTTCAACAAATGTTGATTGCTTTTATTGGTGAAAATGATAAATTTTCAGAATCTAATGCTGTTGCTGCAAAATCAATAGATACGGTTACTGCTGCTGCTGAAAAACTTCCTAAAGCTGGTACGATTGCTTTTTATGAAAATGAAATTTCTAAACTGCAAAAACTTCAAAAAGAAACAGTTACTACTTCAGATAAATATGCACAATTAGGCAATCAAATAAAAGATTTTCAAGCTAAAATAGATGCAATTGCTTTAAAAGACTTAACACCTGTTGAGTTGAAACCTATTGATACTACAGGTGCGTTAGAGTCATATCTTCAAAATTCTACTTATTATAAAGCGATGGTAGATAGTATAAATGAGGATAGTGTTAGAATGACTGAAACGCAAATGGCTACAAATGAGGCTATGAAAGCAAGGGCTTTAGAGTTAAATGAAGCATATGCTACTATAGGTGAAAGTTTTATAGGGTTATTTGAATCGTATTCAGAAGGTTTTGTAGAAAGTTTAGGTATTACTAATGAAGGATTGAAGGCTTTTGTTCAAAGTATGATAGGTACTATTACTAAATTAATAGCAATGGCTTTGTCTGCTTCTATGGCAAATTCTATTCAAGGTGCTACTCAATCTGGTGTAGCTACTGGTCCAGCAGCGGTATTTACTACTCCTGCATTTATTGCAACTGCAATTGCTGGTATAATCGGTGCTTTTGCTGCAATTCCAAAGTTTGCAACTGGTGGTATGGTTCCTGGTACTTCTTTATATGGTGATAAAATCTTAGCACGTGTAAACAGTGGTGAATTAATCTTGAATCAAAAACAGCAAAGCAACCTTTGGGGAATGATGCAAAGTGGTGGTCAAGGTGTAAATGTAAATTTAGAAGGCGGTTTTAGATTGGCTGGTTCTGATTTGGAATTGGTTATCGAACGTGCAATCAATAAAAATAACAGAAAACGATAATGGGTATTACTAATATCATAGTAAAAATTATAGATAAGTTTACGAACGATCGTAACTTAATTGAAGAGTTTACAGCTGTAGGCGCTCCAAAACTTATTTATAATGGTGCTGATGATAAATACCAGTCTATTATGGCTTCGGAATTTCAGTTTAACCTTATGGTGAATGACAAAACTGATGGTAAATTCTTTCACTTATATACCGGTAACGAAAAACGCTATTTAGTAACCGTAGAAGATCAAGATAACAACTTATTATTTGAAGGTTATTTACTGCCTGACTTCTATTCTGAGCCATACGATAACGGCGTTATTTTTGTGGATTTAACTGCTACTGATGGTATCGGGTTATTAAAAGGGAATTACTTACCAAATGAATATTACAAGCAAGAAACATCTGTAATTAAATTAATTGCAGAATGTCTACGTTTTACGCAATTGGATAAAAATATCGTATTTGCACCAGCAATAGAAAGCGCTGCAACAGATTACCGTTGGGATGAAATTGCAGTAAATGGTGCAACCTATTTAGATGGTGAAATCGAAAACGTTTTATTGGTAGGTGAAATCATGCCAAAACGCAAAAACGTATATGAAATACTAGATTTGTTACTAGAATGTTTGGGATGTACTTTATATGCACAAGGTGATACTTGGTATATTGAAGGGATCAATCGCAAGCATGAAGAAAGTCAATTCGTATACAATTATGATGCAAATGGTGTGTATGTTTCAACCGAAACACTAACTAAAAATGTGTTGGATTTGGTATTTTTCAAAACACCAACTGTATCAATAGTTTCACCATGGAAAACAGTTGAAATTGATTGGGATATTGATGAAGATGGTGAGTTAATTCCGGCTAAAGAATTAGAAGGTGTTTTAGTAAACGATTTGATATTTCCATATTATACGATTTCAGATTTTTGGAAAGCAAACGGACAGATAAGTCTTTCAGTTTATTCTAGAAATTTTGAACGTAAATTAAAAAAGTTAGATAATTTTGGATTGGTTCAAACAGGTGAGCCTGAACCGGTATTTCGTCCTTATGTTTTAAGAAGTTATGCGCAACCAGGTAACACGAATACAAATCCGCCTACTTATGGTGAAGATGAAGTAAATCTTCCGTTAAATTTTGTTTCCATTAAAAAACCAAAATATTTAAAAATTTCTGATGATTATATTGATCGAAGTTTCAAATTTAAAATGGTTTTAAATGGTGCTAATCCGTTTGGCACTTTTGACACTATTTCTGATGGTGAATTTTCAGAAATGTTTCGATATGATTTTTTATCGAATAACACTAAGATAATTTCTTCAAAATTCAATACTATTCAGCAGTTTTTAGAGCGTTTGAAATGTAAAGTTACTGAAGAGAATTCTACTTTTTCAGTTGAACAACAAATTGGTGATTGGTTTACGGTTACACAAAAACGTGTTGAAGCTACATTAGATAAAGAGCAAGTGCTATTACCGCATAATGGTTTTTTTAATATTAAAATGCACGCGCCAATTTCTGTTGATTATACTGATCCTTTATTTAAAGGGTACACAATTGCAGAAATGAGCCTTAAATATACGGAACAACGCAAATGGGAAGATTCTTTAATTCGTGGAATTGATTTTACTACCATTAAAAAAACATCCATTTTTCATGGTGATTCTATTCAGGATTTATCTGAAAAACAATTTCGTTTTAGAAGATTTGTTGCGCCTCCTGATGTTTTACCTGGTGAAATTACGGTGCTTTCTACTTATCAAAATTCATTAGGAATTATAAATACCTGGAATTTTGTTATTTCCTATGCTGATGCGCAATTGATATTAGCTAATCCAACATTATTGCAGTTTAATTTTGAATTGCCTATTGGTCCAAAAACAATGAATCAAATCTACAATTCAACAAACAGTTATGGGTTGTTATGGGGTGTTCAAAATACAAACGGATTATGGATTTTATCGTTAGTTGTGCCTTTGTCTAATCCTTATTTTACAAATATTAATGATTTTGATGAGCCTTTTGTAAATGTAGGTACTTCGGGTGTGGTTTATGGTATTTTACCTGAAGATAACGAATGGCGTGAAAGCTGGAAACGTTATGGCCAAACCGAAGATATTCGCTATGGTGTGGCTTTGGCTAAAATATATCATGATGTGCAACCTGAAGCTTTAGTAAAATTAGAAGGTAGTGCAATTGGGTGTTTGTTTCCTAGAGAAATAGGGCGTTTTCTTTGGCGTGATTTAAAAAAGTTTATTCCTGCACGTATTACGATTGATTTTACAAAAGGAAGAAGCGAAGTTTTATTGTTAGAAAATTTACACGAAATAGTTACAGATTATGTCGATTAATAATACCATACATGTAATCTTTTTAAAGGTGCCGCAATATGTTACCAATTTGGTAAACAGAATATATTGCTTTGGTGATTACTGCGAAGATGATTATGTAGAATAAAAAAATAAGCAATGGCAATTAAAGTAATAGGTAGAATAGTATTATATGAGCAATTAAATCAGGATAAAATAACTGATTTATTAGCCAGTGCTGATACAATAGCTTTTGAAATTGAAAGAAGATATACTTTAGGTGAAATGCCTGAACTTTTAGCTGCAGTTTTACCTGATCAATTTGATGGTTATGCGGTTGATTATGTAGAATCGTTTAAGCAAATTATTGATATAGCATCCTTTGTACATGAAGAAAATGCTATGATGTGGGTGGTGAATTATGATGTACCTACTAAAACATTTGATTTAACAGCTTCTTATGTGCGCGATGAAGTAGATAGTACTGCTACAATGGGTGCTATACCTACAAATCAACTTATTGAAGCGGTATTTATTACACCAGGATTAGAAGGTCCGGTATATACAACTGTTGATTTGCCTTATAATGGTGCAATATCTAATCCACACAAAGAAGCTTTGTTAGCAGTAGGTATTGAATTAGAAGCAATTGTTACAGGTTCTTTATTTCAAATTAAAACACAAAGCGTGCCTTTTAAAGTAGGTTTTTATCAACCAGCAAGTGTAACCTTAGAAAAATATAGTATTGAATTTGCTTTGCAAAATAAAACAATAGAAATATGAGTATAGTTTATAGATCAGTTAAAGGAAGTAAATTAACATCGGCAGAAGTAGATGGTAACTTTCAGCACCTTGAAAATTTAGTTGGTGGTCCTGGTAATAATATAGTTACAGAAACTGGTTTTACATTAGTGGACCAGGATGTTACTTTTGCAGCAGATTGGGTATGGAGTATCTTGAATACGCAATATACAAATCCAGCAGCTGTTGTAATTAATATTCCTTTTGCTGCAACCGGCAATCAAAGAATTGATTTAATAGTTGCGAATCAAAGTAATACTTTTGAGCGAATTGCGGGTACTGAAAGTGTTTCAAATCCTACGGCGCCAGCTGTTCCTTTGAATAAAATTTCAGTAACTTTTATTACGGTTACTGATGGTGAAGTGGGTACGCCTACTAATCCAATCATCGGCACATCATTCGTAAAGAAATCCTTTTTTGCTCCATTTATTTCAACCGTTACGGGTGCTGATGCCATAATTCCTTTGGACCCGAATGGTTATACTGAAATCAGATTAACAGATGCTTCTTTAACCTCAATTGCGGGTTTTGATTTATCATTAATTACAGGCGTTCCAACTGCCGAAGTGCCATACAATGGAAAACCATATATCATCCGTAATCTAACGGGTAACGATATTACTATTAAAAACGAATTAGGTGCTGCCGATTATCCTTTTTTTTTAAGTGGTGGTGCTGATTTAGTATTTCCAAATGGTCAAGCTATTTATGTGCTTTATGATGCAAGTGGCTTCAATGAAATTTTTAAGAGTTGGTGTACACTTGATGAAGCAACAGATTTTGGCAACACGACCACAAATAATATTACAACAGGAATTATAACTACTCCAATGGTAAAAATGCCAAAAGGAAGTTTTAATGTGGAATTGTATCCAGTTGATTTGACTGGAAATAGAAAATTAGAAGCACCAAATAAAAACGGAATTATTGCTACACTTGATGATATACCTTTTCCAACTACAGGTGTGCCAGTTACAACAAATATCTTAAGTGGGAATACTGATGCAGCACAAGCAGGTGCAGTTTCAAATGTACTTTATAATTTTCCAATAAAAAAAGATGGTTTGATAGTTCGTGGGGCTAATGCTCCAACAAACTTAGAAATGCAAGAGTTTTTATTAGAAATGTTTATTCAAGGAACGTATAATCCAGCTTTGAAATATTCAATATATTCAATAGCTAGAAATAGTAGTTCTAATTGGTTTATAAGACTTTATAGTCAAACTGGTTCCCCAGGAACAATAGTAAAAATAGCTGAATTTTCAACTACTGTTTCTCCTGAAAATGGAGATAAAATAACATTTCATACATTGTCTGAATTTGGAGCAAGTGGTGTTTCTGCAAAAGTAGCGGTAAATTGGTCAAAATTAGCAGTGGGTAGTTATTATAATATGTATGATTATAATGGTTATGGGTTAGATTTAAAAGTTTGGGATAAACAAAATTCACCATTAATTACTTTAAACGAATTTCCATTACCTTCAAGTTTGGTAAGTAAAAATCTAACGACTTTAGAAACTACAAATGTAAAAGTAAATCCATTGGTTTATTATAATCCAAGAGGAAACAGTGAATATATTGGTAATTCAACATATTCACAAACAGGACTGAGTGCTTATATGAAAGTAAGTAGTGATACTCTTGTGAAAATGATTGATGCTCCATTTTTTGGTACTAATTTTTTTGGAACAGTAAAAATATATACTCACCCAACTTTATTAACTAACCCAACATTAGGTACTTTAGTGGAGTCATTTTCATTAACTTCACAAGATTTTAATCAAAACCAATTGTTGCTTCATAGAACAATACTAACAAATAGTATTGTTGTTTTAGCAAATACATATATTTATGTAGTTGCAGAAAATACTTCTGGTTCTTATCCTTCAATTGTAAGATGGACATCTGATAGTGTTTCTTCTCCGTTAAGAGATAAAATATTATATAAATTATCGGGTACTTGGTATACTGGCGGAAGTACTTTTTGGTCAGCACCATTAGCGTTGTATAGTGATATAGATTCAACACAAGAAATTTTAAATTTATCAACTAGTAAACAAGATTCTTTTAACCCAATGCTATCTATTCCTAGCAATGTATATGCGGTGGTTGGTACTGAAATGAATTTGTGGTATGACGCGTTAATTTTGTCAAATGATAATGGTCTTTCAAGCCCTTCATCTTATAGAATTGATGTTATATGTGCAAAAGGAACAGTAACAGAAAGATGTTTTAGAATTAATGCTTTATCGGGAGATGTTGGTTCTTATCCTTTAACCGTTAATGTTTACGATGTTAATAAAAAAATCGTTGATAGTAAAACTATAACTTTGAATATAAAAGCTTATGTTTCTCCATTATCGGTTAAAAATATACTTAGAGTAGGTGATAGTCTGACAGCTGCAAATACTATTTCTGTTACAACACAATCAAAATTTTCAGCTTTAGGTGGTAATGTTCCGTTGTTTGTAGGAAGTAAAGGAACTGCTCCTGCAAAACATGAGGGTATTGGGGGTAAAAGGTATTTAGATTTTACAATTGCTGGGAGTCCTTTTTTTATTGGAGGTGTAATAGATATTGCAGCCTATCGTGCAGCTAATAGTATATCTTCTATAGATATTGCAGTTTTTCATCTTGGTGTAAATGATTGTATGGGTCTTGTCGTAAAAACAACACATGAAATAAATCAAATAATTGGCTATGCAAAACAATTATTCACAGCGTTTTTAAATGATAATTCTAATACTAAGATAATTATTATGTTGCCTACCACTGATGGAAATACAAAAGGGGGTTATGGTATAAATTATCAAGCTACTGCTGCAAAAGAAGCTTATCAAAAATCAATATTTTTATTAAGAAAGGCTATTATTGATAATTTCGATAATGGAATATATAATGCTAATGTTTCTGTTGGTATAGCTGGATTAGTGTGTGATAGATATTATGGATATGAATTAGGAAGTCAAGCTGTTTCTCAACGAGTAGCAGATTTAATTCCTATTCATATTAATGCTGTTCATCCGGCCCAAAGTGGTTATCAACAAATTGGAGATAATGATTTTTCGCATATTTTAAGCTTAATTTAATCAAATATTTTTAACTAATTTTTACTTAAAAAACATGAAATCAGAAAAAGATATAATAGTAGTAATTCTTGCAGCATTGGTTTTTTCTATTGTAAGCCTTACTGTATGATTTAGTAATATTTACGCCAAGATATCCCTCAATAAATAAAAAAGCTACCCCATAATTATTATCCTTAAAAAAATAAAAAATGAATCAGGACAAAAACTTCTACTTACTAACGCTTTTAAAAGCTGGATTAATTTCAATTTCGGTGTTTCTAACACCAATAAAAGGACTTCTTATAACAACAGGATTGTTTGTTCTTTTAGATACATTGTTTGCAATTTATGCTACAATAAAATTGAACGGAATAAAAAGTTATCAAAGCACAAAGCTTTTTAATATTGCGGTTAAAACATTTTTTTATTTAGGATCTATAATACTCGCTTTTTTTGTTGACACACATATTCTAGAAAAAAATGCAATCATGAATATTAATTTACCTATATCAAAATTCACTACTATTTTTTGGCTTTATATCGAAGCTAAAAGCATTGATGAAACATCACAAAAATTAGGAAATAAGCCCTTTATAGAGATAATTAATAACATAGTGAAATGGCTTAAATCTTTCAAAAAAGACATTAACGAAATAAAAGAGTAAGTTATGAGTGATTTTATTAAAAATTGGCAAAAAGCAAACGGACTTTTAGATGATGGAATCATTGGTAAAAAAACCTTGCTTAAAATGAAAGAAGTATTGCGAATTCCTACAATTGAAGCGGTAGCACATTTTGTTGGAAATACGCATCACGAAACAGGTGGATTCATTCGATTTGAAGAAAACTTGAATTATAGTTCACGTGGTTTATTGCAAACCTTTCCAAAGTATTTTAAAACATTAGCCGAAGCTAATGAAGCCGCACGTAAACCACAAAAGATTGCAAATATTGTTTATGGTGGCAGAATGGGAAATGACACTTTTAATGATGGTTGGAAATTTAGAGGTCGTGGAGCTTTGCAAACTACTGGTAAAAACAATTATAGATTATTGGGTGATTTCTTAGGAATAAATTTAGTTGCTGATCCAAATCCAGTTGCAACAAAATACGCTTTAGAATCTGCAGTGTTTTATTTTGAAAGTAATAAACTTTGGAATATGTGTTCAACTGTTACTGATGCTTCTATTCGTAAAGTTAGAAAAGCAGTTAATGGTGGTTCCATTGGTTTGGAAGATGCAAGTAAAAAAGTAAAGATGTATTATAAAATATTAAAATCATAAAAATGCAAAATCAAATCATTTTATCTCAATTAAAAAAAGCAGTTCCATACTTAGGATGGATTTTGCTTTTCTTGTTATTGTTTTTTAGAGGTTGTGGTGCTTCGGTTCCAGGAACCACAAAAGTAACTATTCCGGCAATTACCAAAACGCTTCCAGTTGATACGGTTATAAAGCACCAAATTGTTGAAGTCAACAAAATGGTCAGAGATAGAAAAACAGAAAACAAATACCTAAAAGATTTGTCCGAAGCCGAAGAAAAAATAATCGCTTACCAGGAAGAAATTGACAATATGCAATCGGAATTCATGTGGTCAGATTCTATTAAGCAAGCAGAATTATATCGTTTGGCTACGGAATTGAAAAACTTTGAATCCAATTTTGAAGATGAAAACCTAAAGTTAAAAATCAACGGAATTATTGGCGGTAATGAAGTCAAAGAAATTACACCAACGTACACTATTAAATCAAAGAAAGTTGATGTACCACAAAAGCAAATCAAATTTCGAATGTTAGTTGGTGGCGGTTTAGGAAATTCGCTTACCTTTGACAAACCGCTTTTTAATGCAAACGTTGGTTTTCAAAATGCAAAAGGTAATATTTTACGATTTTCGTTTGATACCGAACAAAGAATTATGATTGGTTATGATTTTAGTTTGTTTAAAATAACCCGATAAATTGCAGTTATATTGCGGATTGTTAAAGTATTTATTTTTAATAATTCCTTATTTTGTTAGTGTTAAGAATGTTTTTGAAATATATCTTCTAATGAGTAGGTCCCAGGTTCGAATCCTGGCGCGATCACACTTGAAAACCCGCATTTAGTGGGTTTTTTTGTTTTTGTATCTTTTTTATTCTTACTTTTACCGCTACATTTTACCACTTTTCAAAACATTATTGCGGATTTATTGCGGATGAAAATCGAACTTAAACTTCTAAAAGCTAAAAAAGAAACACCTGAAGGTTATCCTTTGGTGTTTGAATTTTCGCACCAGGGCAAACGTAAACAAAAAACGATTGCTTATTGTAAAATTGAACATTTTTTAGAAGATCACAAAACAATTTCTGCAAAACATCCTGATTTTAATGTTTTGGTGTCGTTGATTAATGATTACAAAATTGAAGCGCGCAAAATTGTGTTATCCGGTGTGGTGGATATTGACAAAGCTTTTAAATTGCTTTTTGAATCCAATTACAAAGAGCCTTCTTTTAAAAAGTTTTGTGAGCAACTTTTTGCGCAAATGAAAAACCAAATTGAAGGCTTTGAAAAAAGTAAAAATATTCTGTATCGGAATAAAGTGGCTGGCAATTTGAAAGTGTATCAAAACGTGCTCAATCAATTTGATATTTTTGTCGATGATTTATCGGCATCTGAAATTGATTATTCGGTTTTGGCTGAATTTCGTGATTATTTGATTCAAAAAGGAAATTCAAAACCTACCATTCATGGCTATTTATCTACTTTGCGTTCTTTATATAATAAAGCTAGTATAAAGTATGGCTTTGAAAATAAAAAGCCGTTTACTGGTGTTTTTGCGGGACTGAAAATCAAATCGTATAACTCAAAAAAGAAGCACATTACCAAAGAAGATATTCTTTTGTTGGAATCCTGGAGTGGACCAAAATTGAAAACCGAAGCGGTGGATTTGTTTCTGCTGCAATTTTATTTCGCTGGAGCTGATTTAATTGATTTGTATTACATGGAAAAAAAGCAATTGGTAAATGGTCGATTGTATTTTGAGCGTGGAAAAACAAACACTGGTAAATTGATTGATTTATTGGTCCATGATAAAGCGGCCGCCATTTTGAAAAAATACCAAAATAGCACTAAATATGTTTTTGATTTCCGTAAGGATATTAAAGGATATGAAACGTTTCGTTCGCGATATGCAAAGAATTTAAAGAAAGTACAAATTGAATTAGGTATCGAAGTGAAGCCTATGGGTGGTGTTTTGGGTGTAAAAGTAGCACGACATACCTTTGCAACCATTGGAAAAAACAAAATGATTGATGCTGATATTTTACGCGAATTGATGGGCCACGAACGTGATGATGTAGATAACTATTATAAAGATAGGTTTCCGGAAAAGGTTCGTGATGAAGCTTTGGTGCAAATTATTGGTTGATTGTTTTTATTAACATATCAATTGAGTTATCAAGTATTTTTTGATGTTTTTTATCAAAAATAGCATCAGAGTAATACTGATTACCATGTATTCTAATCTTATTTATATTATTTTTTAATAATAATAAATTTGCTTTTGAAATAATAAAAAAAGCTTCTGGTGATGAGCTGCAATCTGTCTGTGTAGATTGTTTTAAATTTATTTGTTTTGAATCATTCAACAATATAGTAATTTTTGAGTTGTATTGTGAAAAACAACCAATATCTCTATATGTTTTTATGTATATTTTATAATTGATTTTTTGATTTTTATCTTTTGTTGCTGAAATATTTAAAATGGTTGATCCGAAAGAATTATATTCTAATTCTGTTTTGTTTTTCAACATGGTATCTAAATTAGAAATAGAATCGTTTGTTAGTTCGATTATTACTTCCTTTTGATGAGTAAAGTCATCTATTTCATTTTTTGTTATTGTCTGAGCAAAAGAAATGCTACAAATTAAAATTAATAAGTATTTCATATATTGAATTTTACTTCAAAAATAAGAAAATTATTTATTTTCTTGTGAATCTTTTTTACCTATTTCTATAAATCGGATTCTTTCTTCATAAATTTTGATTATTTCTAAAATTTGTTTTCTGTCTTCGTGATTTTCAGGTAGAAAATTTAAATTTTCCCTTCTTTCTTTAATCAATTCTTTTAATTGATTAATTTTTTTGTCATATCCACTAATAGTAAAATATTTGGATTGTCCTTCTTTTACAATATTGGCATTTAAATCGTGTTCAATATTGTAATTTTCGAAAAGAGTTTTGTTTAATAATGGTATTTTTGAATCAGGAATTTTAAGTCCTTTTTCGTAATTAACAATAGTATTTTTGCTAACACCTATTAAATCTGCTAGTTCTTGTTGAGTAAAACCTAATTCTTTTCTTCTTTTTTTGATTTCTAAATTATTCATTATCAATTAATTATAAATTAATTTTAAATAAAAAGTAAAATATTGTACTTTTTATTTGTTTAAATCACAATATTGTGATTATATTTGTCTTGTCAAACACTTGTACAAGTGTATATCAAAATATGTACCAACTTGACAAGACAAATGCAAATATATGAATTTAATACAATTTAAGCCTGTTGATGAAGATGTTGCTTTGCTTGGTAATGCAATTCGCATTTTAAATGAATTTAAAACTTTGGGTTTTACAAAGCGTGAAGCCTTTGTTGAAGTGGTAATTCAAAAAGATTCGTATTACAATCAATTTGGTAATATTCAAAAATTGATGAATTTCTGGTCAGGTCGTGTAAAAGATGGAAATCTTAACAAAGATTTAGAAAAAGTTATCGAGAAACTAAAAGCTGAATAAAATGTTAGTCAATTTAAATCAAAAGACATTGCTGGATTTTTCTATGAATCCTAAGTATATAAAAATTCATACTGATGGTTTGTTTGAATTGAGAAGAGCGCAAATATGCCTTATCAAAGAGTATGGTATTCAAAAATATGAATCTTTTAAAAAATTTATAAATACTGTAGCTCCATTAGAAGATGAAAATGAAATTTATCGTTTTTGGCATGGGTATTTTTTCTCTGAATATTTTGTTCAATTTATTTCTGATTTATTGAAGAAAATAAAACAGATTGATTTAAGTCCATTCCAGGATAAAATCCGATGTAAATGTAAATCTTGTGGTTCAATTGTTTTAACTGATAAAATTGTAAGAAATGAACGCCGTAATAAAAGCCGCTGATTTTGCTAATTACCTGCATGAGCAAGGTTTAATTATCGTTTCAAAAGTAGAATTGGAACGCATGGCAAAAATAGAAATGAGTCAAAAACGAAAAGATTTACTTTCAAGAACGCATTTGAAACTTACTGAAATTTTGAAGTTGGAATTACTTCCAGTTAAAAGCAAACGTTCACTAGAACGCTGGATTGAAAATGGCACTTTTTTACCTTCTGAAGTTTCAAAAAATAGATTCGATCAAACCATTATACTAACATCTTCTTTATATCGCTTGGGTTATGTGCAAAAATAAAGTAATCAAACTTCCAAAGTCTGTTTCTAATGCAGCTGCAACTTTTAAAGGAACCAACAGCCGTGTTGGAAAAACCTATCCAAAATGCAAGCCTGGTGAATTGTGTGATGAAGAGTATGTGTGTGATTCGATTAGTAAATGTGTAACCTGTAAAAAATTAAAATCATGATAGTTTGGAGTATTGTAATCGGTGTTTTTTTGGCTTTGATATTTACCGCTTTTGTGTTTTTGTGTTGGGTGGTTAAAGATTTGAAATCAGCACAAGAAACTTATTGTATTTCTATGAATTCTTATCACGATTGTGATGATTTTTTAGTCTGTGATGAAGGACATCCGGAAAAGCCTTTCAAGTGTAATCAATGTGGTAAAAGATATTAATTATGTGTTACAACGAAACCAAAGCAAAAGAAGTTGAAACAGCAGTAATGCAAGTTTTTGACTGCAAATTATCGGAAGTTATTGGTGTTTCAGATACACCATATAAAAAAGTAGTGGTTTTCATCTTAAACAAATTACTTGATTTTGATAGAAGAAATATTGCACGTGCTTATTCTATGAATGCTTATTACGTGCCTACTGTTGTAGATGAAATTGAATTGATGTTTTTAATTGATGCTACAACTAGAAATAAAATTACTGAAGTAACTAAAATTATTGGATATGAGTGCAAATCTTTGGACCAAGCAAGAAATAAATTTGTTGCGTAAGTATTATGTAAATAGTAGTAAAAATGTATTGGAAAAGCTACTGCCTAATAGAACTTATAGTGCTATAAAAAATAGAGCTACATTTTTAGGTTTAAAAAAAGGACCAGGTAATTATGGTAGGAAAATTTGGAGTGAAGATGAAATTGAATCGATTAAAAAAATATATGCTAATACGCAAAATATTGAATTAACAAAGATTTTTGATTGTAGTATACATTCTATTCAAAAAATAGCTTTTAAGTTAAAATTGAAAAAAAGTATTGAGTTTAAAAAATCATTTGTTACTGAAAAGTTTTTAGAAGCTGGAAAAAAAAACAGATTCAATACTGGTAATGTTTCTTTTAATAAAGGAAAAAAACGTGAAGAGTTTTTATCACCTGAAGCGATTGAAAAAATTAAAAAAACCGAATTTAAAAAAGGTCAAATTCCGCACAATTGGAAAACTATTGGGTCTGAAAGAAAAACACGTGATGGATATGTTGAAGTAAAAGTTCGTGATGAATTTGGTAATAATGGTAAAAATAATTACGAATTAAAACATCGGTTGTTATGGGAACAACATAATGGACCAGTTCCAAAAGGAATGATGATTAAGTTCAAAGATGGTAATAAAGAAAATATTATGATAGAAAATTTATTTATGGCTTCTATGGGTGAAAATTTAATCGAAAATTCGTTTTGTGATGATTCTATTGTGAAACGTTTTTTAGGGGTTAAAAATCCAATTGATGTTGAATTTATAAAAGAAAATGCGCCTATTCTAATTGAAGCAAAGCGCACGCAAATTAAGTTAAACCAAAAATTAAAACAAACATGCAAAACAAGTTAGAAAAGTTACAACACGATTTCGAAGGTTTTGAATTCGTTTATCAGGAAGCGCCGCATTTGGCTAAAAAAACACATTTAGGTATTAAAGTTTCAATTGTAGGTGATAAGTTTAGAATAGATACGGATTCACGCACTTTTGTAATTCATAATAGTGAATTGGGCGTTTTTTTAGAAAAATGCCAGTTTAAAGGAAATCAAGGTGAATTGGTGAAACAATTGCCTAAAAAATTACCTGTGAAAGCCGAAGTTTTTATTCCTGAATCTTGTGTTAATCTTACTGATGGATTAATGTCGATGTTTAATAAAATATCATCTGGAACCGCTACTAAATCTGATTTTGAGAAAGCAAAATCCATGAGTGATATTGCAGGTAAAATCATCGATGTAGAAAAGGTTAAGTTGGGTTATTTAGCATTAAGTAAAAGATAAGTTATGCAACCTAATTTCTACGCTATAATACCCGCTTCTGTTCGTTATGATAACGAAATAATACCTAATGCTAAATTGCTTTATGGTGAAATATCGGCTATGTGTAATGTAGAAGGGTATTGCTGGGCAGAAAACAGCTATTTCGCAGAATTATATAAAGTAAGTAATTCTACTATTTCTAGATGGATTTCGCAGTTAGAAAAAAGAGGGCATATTAAATCAAAATTAAATAAAAAAGCGGGTAATACTAGACAAATTGTATTGAGTGTAAAGCTTCCAAAAGCTATTGACGAAAAGCGCAAGACCTATGCGCAAAAAGCGCAAGAGGTATTGACGAAAAGCGCAAGACCTATTGACGAAAAGCGCAAATCAATATATGAGAATATTACAATTAATAATACAATTAATAGAGAGGAGTTCGCACTCGATTTTTTTGAAGTTAATTTTCCTTCTGCTTATGAGCAATTTTGTATGGAATATAAATCTAAAATTTTTGATTTCAATGAGTTTAAAATTTTATTCAATGCAAAATGCGAAAAAGAAAAATTAGAGTTTGATCAACGTGTGATTCGAGGTCGGTTAATTTCGTTTGCAGTGAACTACATTAGAAATCAAACTGAAGGTTCAAAAGTAATTGATCTACACAAAAAAGAAGATAATCAACCAGCCTACATGGCAAACAGAATTAAATAATGGAAACGATAAAAGTAAATAAATCAAATATAATCAATATGGAAAAAGGAAAACTTCCGCCATCTGCTATTGATTTAGAAGAAGCTATTTTGGGTGCTGCAATTATCGATAAGCAAGGTATTGATGAAATGATGATGATTATAAAAACTGGTGAAGTTTTCTACAAAGAGCAGCATAAGTTTATTTTTGAATCGATTCAATCTTTGTTTTCTGAAGGTGAGCCAATTGATTTGCTTACAGTATCGCAAAGATTAAAAAGATTTGGAAAATTAGATTTGGCTGGCGGTGATTTCTATTTGATTCGATTGACTCAAAAAGTATCTTCTGCTGCACACATGGAGTACTGGTGTCGAATCATTTTACAGAAATACATTGCACGTGAAATCATTCGTTTTAATTGTGCTACTACAGCATTGGCTTATGATGATTCAGTAGATATATTTGAATTGATGGGTAAACTACAGCATCAATTTGATGAAATATCAAACATTACTGTAACTGGTCGAAAAAGTAAATCATTCAAAGAAAACCTTTCTGAGTTATCAAAGAAGATTGAATTCCTTTCAAATCAAACAGAAAACGATAAATTAATCGGTGTGCATACTGGATTTAAACTGGTTAATAAATACACAGGTGGTTATCAAAATCAAGAACTTATCATCTTAGCAGCAAGACCTGGAATGGGTAAAACTTCTATGATTCTAAAGACTGCAATCGAGAATGTAAAGATGGGAAATTCTGTAGGGTTTATTTCTTTGGAAATGTCTGCACTACAACTTACAGCGCGTGCTGTTGCAGTTGATACTAACTTTCATCTATCACAATTGATTAAGACTGGATTTGATAAGCAAAAGTATTTCGAATCGTATGCTAATCACCAACATAGAATGTCTGAATATCAATTACTAATCGATGATGCTTCTGATACAGATATTAATCTAATTGTATTAAAAGCACGCTATTGGAAACGTGTGTTTGATATTAAGTTATTGGTGATTGATTACCTACAGTTAATGACAAATAGTACTATCAAAGGGAATCGTGAGCAGGAAATATCTTCTATCAGTAGAAGATTAAAGATGTTAGCAAAGGAATTGGATATTCCGGTGATTGCTTTATCGCAATTGAGTAGAGCAGTAGAAACACGCGGTTCAAGTAAAAGACCATTGCTAAGTGATTTGCGTGAATCAGGAGCAATTGAGCAAGATGCTGACATTATTCAATTCATTTACAGGCCTGAGTATTACAAGATTGATATTGAAGGAAACCCTGAGTTTGAAGATATGGTTAGTGATGGCGCTAATACTGAATTGATATTCGCAAAGTATCGTGGTGGTTCTATTGGTGTAGCAAATCTGAAATGGATTGGTGATAAGACAAAGTTTATTGATCCAACAGATGAAAGTGAGAATCATATCCAATATGAATCTGATGTGGTTACTGCTATACCAATGGGAAATCCTAATGAAGCTTTTGATACTATTAATCCGAATTCAGATATTCCTGAATGGTTACAAGAAGATTAGTTATGGCAAACAAACCTAAAGCAGTGAAGCGTAGTTGGGTAGTAGAGCGAAAGCCGTTTGAACGTGATAACAGCAATGCGGACTTCTATAACAGTTGGGCTTGGCGTAAGTTAAGAAAGTTATTCTTAGATAAGAATCCGTTGTGCAAACATTGCGAAGATAATGATGAAGTAACCAAAGCAACAGTAGCCGACCACATACAATCTATCAACCGTGGTGGTGAAAGGTTAGATGAAGATAACCTTCAAGCATTGTGTGAAAGTTGTCATAATAAAAAATCTGCAACAGAAAGTCGAAGTTAGGGGGATATGGGGTTAAAATGTTTGAGTGTTGAATCCGCCTACAT